ACGCTTCAAGGCGTCTTCTGACTCAAATACGGCAAGCGCGGCACCCTGGCCTATGTAGAACCCAAAATTCTTGGAATCGAATGCACTGGGGACCACCTGGTGAGTCTCGGCCATGCTCTCGGTCAGAGTCGCCTTGGCTTCTCCAAAGAACTGGAGTGTCATGTTGTTGACTTGGTCCTCGACGGCCAAGACGACAACCCGGTCAAAGCCGTAGAACTTGATCAGCGTCTGTACGTCCATCAAGACCTTGAGGCTAGAAGTGCAGGCCGTGGCGTCGGTTGCCGTGTGGTCAATCTCCCCGCACTGCGAGGCTACCCGGCCGGCAAAGATCTGGGTCAAGGACAGGGGCAGGACCTTGTAGTTGTAGGTCCACTCATTTTCGCGGTTGAGTTTGGCTCCCTCGTTGGCAAAGTTGCTGTTGCCAGAAGCCAGGATGAATGCCGTCTTGCCAGTCTGGGTCTCCCTGAGGCGCTTCAGGAGCTCGGCATCTAGGACCTTTTCGGCTACCTTGTGTGCCGGATAGACCAGGCCCGTCTTGATCCGGGCGTAAGATTCAGGGAACAGGTGGACTTTTTGGGGGAAAGTATGGTCTTGGAAGAGGGTGGTTTCCTCAGTGCACGCGGTGCGGCTTTCTGTGAGGAAGATTCTCATACGAACCACTCCTTGGCTTGTGCCAAGTCAGCAGGCTGACGTCGTCCCCATTCCTTCAAGAAGTTGAGCAGGTCTTGTGGGCTTTCTCCCAGCATCTCCTTGCTTTTTTCATCCTCTACGTCGTAGATCTCACACAGATACACCGTGCACATCAACATGTCGAGGCTATCCAGGCCAGTTTCCTTGAGAACCATGTCCATTGAGTCAATAGGAGCCAGCTCACTATTGAACGGTTTGGCCTTTTTAGCTACATCATTCAGCAGCTGGATGAATTCTTGATCGGTCATTAGTCCACCATTTGTACAAAGCGTTGTGCCCAGGTACGCCAGTCGGCAAAGTCAAATGGATTTGGAATGTTCTTTTGGCTGAGTCCTGATATTGCGCAGAACTGTAGAGCCCACTCCTGCCACTTGTCTTCATCGTCTAGCCTTGCGAGTACGCCATAGGTGGACAGGTCCATAACGATCTGATCGGCCCAATCGCGCAACCCGATTATAACAGGCTGCGTGATCACGTGGAACCCCCTGCCACGCCACCGAGTACGTTTCCGTCGGCTTCACCAACGTGGGCAATGACCTGGCCCATCTGGTAGTCGCCGTTGATGGTGTTGGAGGTGAACTTAAACCGAAGCTCGCGGCGCTCTTCTTTGAACCAGACTACCTGCTCATAGGGAGTTGATGGTTTGGCGAAGATGGTGCGCTCAGGACCAGGGACTTCAAGAGCCTTGGCATTGGCCCGTCCGGTCAACTGGACGGTCATGTTTTCAGACTGGATGAAGTCAGGCTCAATGGACTCGACCCGAATCCACTTGTTCTTTGACCCGCCAGAAGGGGTCAGCAGGCTCATGTCAGCTGTCTCGAAGAACGACGGAACAGCCGTGATGAACTGGCCATCAACCTCGTTGACGTCATGCTCGTGCTGCCAGACCTTATAGCCCTCTTGCGGGACCAAGATCCGCTGGTCTTCATCTTCGGTGACCCGAAGGTCGCCGGACTCGGTGATGCGGTTGTTCGGGACAAAAGTGGACGTTTGCAGGCCGCACAAGAGGGGCGCAGCGTACAAAGGAGACCACTCCCCAGCCGTCCGTCCACCATTAGGCAGCTCGGTGTCATACCAAGTGTTCTCACGGACGTTGTAGATGATGGCGTGCGTGCATTCGGTAGCATTGCCCCTTGGGTAGCACCACCAAATCTCGCCGTACCTTGGAACCTTGAAAGCCCAGACCTTTTGGGCCTCTGCCCGGTTCAAACCGTCGTAGAAGTAGTTGATGTTCAAGTTGTTGGGGATCTCGCGGACCACACCGTTGAACATCAGCATGCGGTCAGTTCCCAACCAGAAGTACTGGCCGTCGTACTCGATAACGGAGTTGGCGGACAGGATACTTGAAAATGGGCTGATTGTGTCAAATTGGAAGATCTCTTGGCCGCCGACAAAGGAAGCCCGGATAACAGCGTCTGCGCTCCAAAAGAGGCCCGCTGGCGCGTTTCCTGGGCCACCCCTAAGGGCAAGGCCACGGACGATCTTTTGGCCTGCTACGCGCGCACTCCCTGAGCCTACGCCTGTCAAATCAGTTGGGGCTCCGGCCACGGACCATCCGACAGTGCCGTCGTTGCCAAAATACATCAGGTATGGGTGCAAGGAGACCACGCCACCCGTCACGCTGACGCCAGCTGGGAAGGTGGTGATTTCAGTCAGCGGATCAGTCCCTGTCATCGAGCCAATGAACAACTGGCCACCGCTCGTGTTGCAGAGGCAGTTTGAGTTGGGAGCCACTTGGGCGACGATCATGTTAGCGGCTGGAATCGACTGGCTGTCGTAGATCACGTCAAACTGCCAGAGGTTTTCGTCGCTCACGTTGTACGTAATCGGGGTCCGGTCAGTTATCAGGCTCGAGTTGCCGCTTGGGTCCAAAGTAAAGCGCTGAAGGAAGTCGGCACTGCCAGAGTGAAAGTAGGTCTGACTGTCTTGCGTAAACGTCTTGACCCCGCGACTGATTTCAGTCAGGTAGCGGTTGACTACCGAGTAGCCTCCAACCTTTCTAGGAAGGCCACGCTGCCAACGGACCCATTGTCCGTCGACGTGGTAGTCGCCCTCGTACCGGGTGCCATCACGCTTGATGCCGGGCAGTGACTTAAGGACGATTGGAGTTGTAGCCATCAGTAGGTTCCGCCTTGGATTGGATCAAGACCCAAAGAAGCTTGCGCAGCTGCCTGGGAGACGGCAGTAAACACTGCAATACCCGTTGCTGTTCCGCCCAAGTTGATCAGGGCATTGCCAGCCGTCGTGGCTCCAGTACCACCGTCAGAGACGCTGATGGGAACAGCCACGCCACCGGTATCAGCTGCCACTACGTTGGTGCTGTCGCAGTACAGGATGGCCCGAGAGCCCTGGTTGACTGTGTAGCCGGCAGCAATCGAAGTCTTGACAGTCAGGGTGTAGGGGCCTGTCGTGTTGTTGGCCACCCAGTACTGCTGGACGGTTTGGGGCACGATGATCGTACGGTTGCCGGTCAAGACGCCCGTGAAGTTGTAAGCAATCCTGTTGAGTTCGCTTCCAGACAAGACGTAGTTGCCAGACCCTGCCACGCTGATCGAGGTGTAGTCAAACGCAAAGACGGGCGACTGGCCGTAACCAAGGGTGTAGAAGTTGTTGCCATCCGTGAAGATGATTGCCGAGTCGCCTGGCTGGAAAGTCACGGTAGAAGAGCCGTTGATTGTTTGAGACCCTGGTGGATCAACAACCAAGGCGCCAGTGCCCTCATTGCGCAGCTGAAAGAACCAGTTGTTTCCAAGGGTTCCTGCAGTCGACATGGTAAGGGTGCCAGCTCCTCCATTCCAGATGTAGGTCTTGGCGCGATCATCGATTCCGGCTGTGTAGCTGGTTCCAAAGAACGTAACAGGCATGGACAGCGACAGAAGAGTGCCGATGGCGATCAAGCCGGTCCCAGCAAGAGAAGCTGCGTTTGCAGCCGACACTTGGGCTCCGTACAAGAATGCTTGCCATGTGCCCCCTGCAGTTGTGTTGTCTGTCAGGTAGATCTGCCAAACTGAGCCGCTGACGGGGGCTGCAACCTGAACGCCTGCAGCATTCCTGATGATGAACGTCTCTGAGCCAACGTTGTTGAACAAGATGGCTTGGCCAGTTGATGCCTCCAATGCGCTTGGCAAAGTCAGGCTCCAAGGGCCTGCTGTTGCCGTAACATCCATGATGCCAGCAATCAGGTTGGCTGAAGGCGCTGTTTCAAGAGCCCAGTCGTAAGTGGTGTCGGCTGTCAGGGAGACTTCGGCGTAGCTGATCTCTGCTGGAGAGATGTTGCTGCCGCCAAAGATGTTGGTGAAGGTGGTCATGTTAGGCCTCGTTTCTCACGGCACCACGGTCCAAGATCTTGCTCATGTCTTCGCCTTGCAAAGCTTGCGCGGCTGATTGGTACATGGCCTGCCAGACTGGGATGCGTTCGTCGTTTTTCAGGAAGGGTGTTGCTTCCAACAGGGTTGCATAGAGCAGCAAGTTGGGAGCGTACTGGGTCAGCCAGTTGGTCTGAGTGTTCTCGTCCAACAAGACTGGCAACTCGTAGTACAGGATCTCGATTGGGTAAGCAGCATCAGGCGTTGGGGCGATGATCCAGTTGGTGTAGTTGTAGTCCGCGTAAAACACAGGCTGAGCAACCTGAGTGTCATTGGGCCAGTAGCTCCTGATGTACTCGTAGGCTCTGGAAAATATCTGGACACGCGTGTTGTTGTTTGTGCTGGTCCCGATGTTCATCGAGATGGTCTCGCGCCAGCGATCTGGCTTAGGAAGAACAGCTACGCCGGCCTGCAGATTCGTGACAACAACTGTTTGAAAGCCTTGGATCTTGAGGTCGCGACTGATGCGGCGCTCGGCAAAGTTGATCAGGCTTGGAATCTGCGCATAGACCAATGGGTCCGTGACCGAAGAGGCACCACGTTCCAGGTAGCTGCGGACGTCGTTTTGCAGCGACGCAAAGGTCATTGCTTGTGGCATTTATGTGTCCCTTCAGGCCATTAGGCCACTGAGATAGACCGTCTTGCCATCTTGCTTAACGGCAGTCAAGGCTTGTTTTTTTAGATTAGCAGGATCGTACGACACATGCACCCAGCCGCTGTCAGGAATGCCTTGAGTATAGAACTCAAGGATGACTTGCGTGAAGGGCAGATTAGCCTTGATCCACTCAGCCAGTTCTGCATTTGAAACCCCTGGGATTTCAATGTCTGCAGCCATTCCCCGGCAGTGGTCAGAGGTCCTTGAACCACCAACTCTTGCGTTAACTTCGGGGTGACGGAAACCAGAGTTGACCTTCACGCCCTTGCCGTAGTGATCTCGAATTGGCTGCAGAACGTTGACCGCCAAGGCCTGAAGGTTGCTGATCACATCTTGGCTAGGCGTGTTGTCAAGGTCATGGCGAAGAGCTGTCTCGCTCTTGGTCATCTCGTGCAGTGTGAAGTTTTTGGTCAGGTTCACTTCTGTTCCTTCCTGGACTTCATGTCCATGATTTTCTCAAGGGTCCTGCCGCCAAAGTAGAACGACATGATCAGCATACCCCACTGACCCAGCAGCTCGACATAAGCTTGGTTGGTGTCGTAGTCAAATGCGCTCATCATGGCGAACGTGGAGTAAGCCAGCAAGATGAAGATCAAGGTCATAGGGCGAATGTTCTTGGACAGCCAAGAGTCGCTGCCCATGTCGGCCTTAAGGCGGTCTGTCAGGTTGCTTTGCTCGGCTTTGTACAACTCCGTTTCGTTGGCCATACGCGCCAGCTCGCCATCTTGGGCCATCTTGGCAAGATCAAGTTGCGCCTTGGCTTTGGCCTCGGGGTCTGGGATCAGCTTGTCGATCAGCTTACCACCGACATCAAGAAGTGCCGCAAGTGGAAACATGGCTTATCCTTTCGAAGCGGTTACAGTGTCATCGCCCTTGCTGACGGTGACTTTCTCGCCTTCAACCGTAACCTTCATCGGCTGCTCTTTGCGGTCAAGCTTGTCAAGCTTGTCGATCAGTTGACGCATGACTTCAAACTCAGGCTTCTCTTGCTTAGGATTGGCTCCAGCAATTCCGTTGAGCATGGAGATCAAGGCCGTGAGGGACGCGCCAAGCAAGCCCATGACAGCTGCAATCTTGTCTTTGTCCAAGACAAGGCTGGAGGCCACACCAATTGTCACAATCAAGGTGATGTAAAACAGCCCGTGCTTGCCAATGGCTCGGCCTGCCACGTCTTTGGCAGGAGAGCTGGCTTCCAGCTTGTTCAGTTCAACCTTGGCTTGCGCCTTGATCTGTTCAATTTGGTGTAGTTGCTCATTCATTTCAGTATCCAGACAGCAGAAAAAATCGTACCAGCCATAGACAGAATCATGATGCCAGCTGTCTTGAGCATGATACCCTCAATGCGCTTGAGTCGAGCATTGATCTGGTCGTAGCGGATGGCGCAGACTTCTTCGTGAGTAGAAAGTCTTGCTTCTGTTGCGTCAATCGTGTTCATGGGACAGCAGGAGTAGTCGTTGTCGTGGTTGTGTTGGTGCTTGTCACCACAGTTGGAGTAGCCGTATTGTCAGTAATACCGCCACCAGCAAGGCGACCACTGTTGCCAGAGTTTGACCCACTGTTTGCTCCAATCGAATAAGTACCTGCGCCAATTACACCTGTGCCACTCAAAGTGACGTTGGCTGCGGGTGCTTGAATCTGCGAGGCGATGCCCACGAACGCTGCGTTGGTGCTGATGCCCAGAGCCGTTGCGTTATCAGACTGGCGCATGCCCAAGTTGGTCTGCTTGTTGATGGTGTACACCTGACCGATGGTTGG